GCCTGCCTTGAACCCCGCCCCAAGCCCTTGTGTTTTTGGTGCGATTTCTCGATCCACAAACAAGGGACATGCAGGTACTCATCGGATTGGGATGAGTCAAAAAGAAAGAATAAAAAAGATTAACTTTATTAAAAAGCCTAGGTAAATATCTAGGCTTTAATTATATTTGTGCCAATAAATAAACGATTATGGATAAAAACGAAAGAGAAAAACAGGTATTGGATCTTCTGATGTCTAGAAAGGATATCAGGAAATTGGTAGAGAAATCAAATGAATGTTATTCTAAAATGGATTTCGTTGGTGCCATGAAATGCCGGCAGGAGATAAAGGATATCGTAGACCGGGAATCGAAGATCATGTTGACAAAAAGCGAGTCTTTGGTGAGTTTGATGAACAACGCTGATAATGAATATAAATTCAATATGTTGGTATGGCTACATTCCATGATGTGTATGGCAGATGTGTTTAACGGGATATTGGAGGATTTCAAGGATGGGGTAAGGAAAGCCAATGGCAACTCTAAGTTCGTTAAATTCGATAATCTGGATCGGTTGATGACAGAATGCAAGAAGGAGATTGATTACCTAATGAAAGGTACAAGTAAATCGTTTCAGATATCTTTCGCCGTAAGAAGCGATGAGTTAAGGGAGATGATAGAGAATATGGTTGGAGACAATATCCGAGAAGGGTATGACATATTCAAGGAAGAGGCTAAGATGACCAAAGAGACAGACAGGAGCAAGATAGAGGAATTTAATAAAAGGCTGGACCATGAGTAAATTTGATGTAAAGATAGGTGATATAGTTCATACCCAGATAGGAATAGGAGAGGTGATAGCCATAAGCAAGACCAAAGAGACTTTGATGGTAAAAATGGACGATGGGCGGGAATGTGCGATAAGACTAGAGTACGTGAAAGACGTTTTTGATAACTACAGAGATGACATATAAATTAAGGCCATATCAAGAGGAGTGTGTTAAAAGTATCTCCGATTACATAAACTCTGATAGACATGATCCGGTATTGATCATAGGTCCTGTAGGTTGCGGTAAGTCACTTCTGATAGCAGAAGCGGCTAGATTGATGGGAGATAAGACGCTGATTTTACAACCATCAAAAGAATTGCTGCAACAGAACCACGACAAGATAACGTCGTGTGGCATACCGGCTACCATCTACTCCGCTTCCTGTGGCAAGAAAGAGCTATCTAACATGATATATGCCACGTTAGGATCTATCAAGAAAGTTGTTGGTCAGCTTAAGGAGATGGGAATCAGAAACGTATTGATAGATGAGGCTCATGCCGGATACAGTCCTGAGGATGGCAGTGAGTTCATGACATTCATGAATGAGCTGAAGCCGAGAAAGGTGATAGGGTTTACAGCCACGCCATGTAGACTTAAAAACATGTCGATAGGACAGACATCATATTCCCAACTTAATTTCATCACTCGTATGAGACCGGTGTATTTCAAGAATCTGATTCACGTGATACAGGTAGAGGAGGTGATAAGGCAAGGATTTTGGACGCCTCTTAAGTATGAGACATGGGATTTCAATGGAGATGCCCTTAAACTCAATTCTAACGGCTCCGAATATACGGCTGAGTCTATTAGTGAGGCGGTGAGAAAAAATGGCTTAAACAACCTTATTTTGCGTCGATTGATGGTATTAAAAGACGTATGTAGATCTATACTGGTGTTTATGGATTCTGTTGAGAGCTGTAATACTGCCGCCGAATGGATAAACGCCAAGATATGTGCCGGCATGGCGGAGGTGGTTCACGGAGGCACGCCAAAGAAACAGCGGGAGGCTATAGTCGAGGGGTTCAAGTCGGGTAAGACGAAGGTAGTGTTCAACTATTCCGCCCTCGGTACGGGATTCGATCATCCGGGTCTGGACTGCGTGATAGTAGGGAGACCGACGTTCTCGTTCTCATCGTATTATCAGTGGCTTGGAAGGGCAGTCCGTATAAAAGACGGAAAGGATAGTGCTTTGGTCGTTGATTGTTGTAACAACTCGTCAAGGTTCGGTGATATAAGGAAACTTAGTATAGAGAACTACAAGGGGTATGGATGGGGAATGTTTATCGGCGATAAGCTAATAACTAATATCCCGATGGGGGATAAGGTAACGAAAACAGATCTGGATATCAAAGCCGCCAAGAAAGATCGTAGGAGGGGGCTGGCGCAGGGCGTAACCGCCGCCCCTGTTCCCGGAAGGCCGGATCATCCCCTTGGATCTACGGTGATGACATTCGGCAAGTATTGTGGATGGATGTTTCATTCGATTCCAGTATCGTATTTCAAATTCATAAACGAGACATTTGACTGGGATAATGACAGGAACAAGGATATAAAAGAATACATAGATTTTTTAATCAAAAACAACAGATTATGACAGGATGTATATATCATGAGGCTGATCTTGACGGAGTAATGTCAGCGGCTATAGTAAAAAAGTATTTCAAAGGGGACATTGATCTTCTTCCTTACAATTACGGCAAGGAAATACCTGACGTGAATAAATATGATAAGGTGTTTGTAGTTGACGTGTCATTTGGCGATAGAACGAGATTCTTATTCGACGAATGGGAAGACAAGGGGATAGATGTCACATGGATAGACCACCATAAGACGGCGATAGAAGCTGTGAAGGACTATAATGTCAAAGGCAAAAGACGTATCGGAACGGCGGCTTGTGAGCTTACGTGGGAATATCTTTTCGATGATATCGAAACCCCTGACGTGGTAAAATTATTGAGCGCTTATGATGTATGGGATCATGATCGCTTCGAATGGAGTGACGTTCTTTCATTCCAATATGGGATGAGAGGGTATTGCGGGCTTGACGTTGACATGGTCAGGGAGGTGCTAAACAAGGCGAATGGCGAGTTTGTTTCTGATATGATAAGAAATGGCGAGGCCATAATAGAATATATCATCGAGAAAAACAGAGGAGAAATGAAGATGTTCTCATTCGAGGCAGATATATTTGGATACAAGGCGATATGTATGAATACTACGGAGTTTAACTCCACCACATTCGAGTCTATGTACGATCCTAGAAAACATGATTTGATGATGCCATTTTGCTGGAACGGCAGATTCTTCAGATGCTCGTTCTATACCACCAAGAAGGAGGTGGATGTCTCGGCGCTGGCACGCAAGGCCAACCCATGTGGAGGAGGCCATAAGGCGGCTGCCGGATTCCAGCTTAGCGTGGAGGATATGATGGGATTTTTGAAAGAAAGGAGGATGTGATATGGTAGGGTTGATATCTATTATTATAATAACAGTAATCTCCTTTGCCATGATGATGGAGGGATGGAAAAAATATGATTCACAAAAGTTTTACACAGGGTTGCTTGTAATAGGCATAAGTATCATAATGATATTTCCAGTAATGCAATATAATATGGAGAATATGAAAAACGTGTATAAATTTAATAAACTTAACGAAATGAAACTAGGCGATTACGGCTTCGGTTTATTCGAGTACAATGGTGCTCTTTATTTCAAGGAGGCAGAGGGTGAGAGATGCTTTGATGTAAGAAGCGGGAATGAGGTTATTATCGGGGAAGATAAGATTATAATGACTTTGGAGGATTAGTTATGAGGAAACTTGACGACACCAACAGGACAAGAAAGAAAAACGTACGGCACTCGTGGGTAAAGGCGGGGCCGGGGATCCAACGCTGCGCTATTTGCGGAATTACGAAGCAAAGCGAGTGGAGAGACGGGAAGACCTCGCATTGCGTATATCTATCATCTGGTAAGCTTTATTCTATGACAGGAGAAACACCAGAATGCAGGGATCTTAGTGAATTTTATTAATCTAAAAAGTATATAATTACCTAATAATAAAACAAAAAGGAGTTTGAAATGAAAGAGGAATTTAGCAAATACGACAAAGTCGTTTATGATGGTGAGGTATTTGAGGTACTTGAAACCGCCGACAATACGGGAATGATGAAAATAGAACCGTTATTTGATGAGACATATAAATCCATTTGGGCTGATGAAGAGATGGTTGTTTCGTTAAATAGGGCTATCAAGTTAAGGCTTATTGATGATGAGACGGCGGATGAGGCGATGAATTTCGGGAAGCCAAAAATAGGAGACGCAGTGGTGGAAAGCGGGCC